CAGTAGCGTAAGGTACATCGTATAAATTTGCATCTGCCCACGTAGTTCTAGCGAGTGATCCAGTAGTCCAAGTCTGATCTTGATAGTTATAAGTCACACATCTGTCTATATAGTCTGATCCTGATTTTGGATAAAACCAAGTTATTTCTTCATATAAATGATTTAATCCAACATAAACAGATTCACCATTTTGATAATTAACACCCAAACCATCTCCTTTTGTTGTAAATACAAAATCTTCTACAGGACAAGGTAAAGCTTTTACGGTTCCATCAAATACAAAAAAACCTCCTGATTCACCCATCCAATAAACTGCACCATTAACAAACTTCATTGAATGTTGTCCAATAGCACCACAATTTGATCCAACCTGCCTTACAGAAAAAGTAAATGGTGGGCCAACAAATTGCATAACATAAGCAGCGTTGTCTGTAAGTATAAAAGTATAATCTTTACCTTTGACTGCTCCTACTATTTTAGTCCCTGAGTCTAATCTGAAAGTCCCTGCAGTATTTACAGAGGTTGGTGTATAATCGCTTATATTTTCTTGATCAGAAAATCTAATAAACATTTTATCTTGTGTGCTAGCAGTTCCAATAGTTGTTTCCGTTCCAAGCATCACTAAATGCCTATCTCGATCTGAGACAAGAGACATAACTGATGCCGTAGGTGCATTTGAAATAACAGTTGCTCTTGTTGAAAGTGCACTTGGATTTGAATTTATTGGGTTCCACTCAAAAGATTCTCCATTTTTAATAGTTGCAATTAATTTCTCACCAAAATTGTCCAATGACCAAGAAGCAGGATCAATAGTAAGAGTTTGAGATAATGATGCCTCTCCCCAAGCTGTATAATATTCAACACCTGCTCCAGATGCATGACCTGATCTTGTTCCTGCTACAGCTCTGGTAATTCCTGTAAGATCAGTGCTAGTTGTTCCTGTGTAAGAAATAAATTCAGCACCTACTTTTATAGTTCCTGATGATGGAAACCCAGTGGTTGATGATAGAGTAACAGAGGTTCCCGTTCCACCTGTTCCCGCAGTATCATCCAATAGTGCGCCATTGAGAGTACCAAATACTTGTTGTCCTCCGCCCCATAAACCTGTGCCCCAACCAAAGCCATAAGTAAAACCTAAAGTACCAGGTTTGACATAAGGGTTTACTGTTGCTGATCCACTTCCGTTGACCGTTGTCCCTGCTGCGCTAGCCATAGTAATTGTAAAGCTGTCACTATCTGGAACAGTAACTACTTGAAATGTGTTGGTCGTAAAATCAGAGGCAACATATCCAGCTCCACTTGGAGGTGTTACTGAAGTAAAAGTAAATAAATCTCCTGCCTCTAAAGTATGTGCTGGTTTGTTTACAGTAACTGTCGCTGAGGTATTTACAGTATCAAAGGTGCATCCCGTTAGAGCTGTGTCTAATGGTGTAATATCATAAAAAGCACCTTCGTAATAAATTACTAAAACTTTGTTAGTTCCTATTGCAGCGTATCTTCTGCCATCTAAATCTGCCCAAATAAATTGTTCTCTAGCTGCTCCTACAACAGTATTAGATAAAATTTGTTCCCAACCACCAATTTTTTCAGGTAAACCATATCTAAATCTAACAAAGTCACCATCAGTCCACTGACCTTCAGCTCCTGTTTGCGTTACTTGTTTATTAAATCCTGGTTTAATCTGTACGTTTGTTAAAGGCATGATATATTATAGCATTTTATCTACAATAAATAAACTTAGTCTAAATTATAAAAAGGCATATTTTTATCGTATTTATAATCTGCA